AGTATTCATTTACATTCTACCATCATTGTCATTGATACCATCTTCCCAATAACAATCTCCGATATATTCTCGTTCTTCTAATTCAAAACAAGTCGATACATGATTATGCTTTAGAGTATATTGAACACATTAAACCAAAATATAAACACTTAACAGAAAGCGATTGTGATCTGATTATATGGGGGTTTACTGCTGGATCTATGTGCGAAGTAACCCGATATGATATTATAGAACCATACGAAGAGCCTTTAATCGGTCGTGGTTGTGAAATGGTAGAAAGAGATGGTGGTGATTATGTTCTATATGAATCATATGCAGAACTTAAAGCTAAGTATGATGAATTGCAAAATAAGATTAAAGAGATTTATGGATTGGATTAGGTAACTTACCACGACTTCAGAATAACGGAAATACGTAATATGAGTATTAATACATGGTTAGATGAGTTTTATCCTGTATCAGTAAATGTTTTAGATAAAGATAATTTATCTAAATTAGATGCTTTGGAACATTCCTTAAGAAAATGGGAAGGGTTTAGAGAAAAGAATTTAAAAAGATACAATGTAACTGGTGGAGACATTAGATTATTTATTCATGGTGATGATTGTGCGTTATGTCTAAAGTATTACGATGAATTTTCATATAGTGATTTACATCCATGCGAAAGCTGCCCAATCTATCAAAACAATGGTGGTAAAGGGTGCTCATACGATCCAAAGAATAAATCTGAATATTATCAATATTTAAAATATGAAAATCCATTACCGATGATAAAACTTCTCAAGAAATTGATTAAAAGGGAAATCAAAAATGAATGAAAAATCAGAATATTTAAAGATAGAGTATGATGGTGTGAGATATTATGTACAGAAACGGTACTTAGTAGCATTAACACTTAAACCAGAAACATACCCAATAGATACCAATCTACTGCAAGTTAGTGACTATGCAATTAGGATTAGAGATAATATATTAATAAAAGCTAAATCAACTCTGAGTGATATTATAGATAATTATTGTGGTATAGTCTATAAATGAAAATTGAATTAATTTCTTCAATAATAATATTCTTTTGTTGTTTAGTATTTGCTATAGCAACATCAATTGAGTAATGAATTATATAAATAAAAAATTTCTGAATCTACTATCCTCTAAGCTAGAAAAATTTTCTTGGATTGATTCTGAGTCTGCTAAATGTAGATGTCCTTATTGTGGGGATTCTAAAAAATCTAAGAAAAAAACTAGAGGATCATTTTATCATGATAAGAAAACAAATGATTTTCTATATCATTGTTATAATTGTGGGTTACCTCCCGTTCCATTTGGAAAGTTTATTATGGATATGGATAATGAATTACATAAACATTATAAATTTGAATTATGGAAAGATTCCATTGGATTTACTGAAGTTAAAAATGTAGATCATAATTTAGATAAACTTAGAGATGTGGATGTTAGTCTTAGACCAATGGGAGAACTAAAAGAGATTCCTGATATTGAAGATCCAGAAATTAGTTCACCATTAGTTTTGAGTGGGTTGAGAAAAATGTCTCAGTTACCAGATAATCATCCTGCAAAGTTATATGTTATTTCCAGAAAACTCGAACCATTTATGGATGAACTATATTATTCTAGTAATTTTCCAAAATGGGGTTCCGAGACATTTGATCAATTAGCTGGTTGGAAAGATGTTCCTAGTCATCCAAGATTAATTTTACCATGCTATGATCAAAAGAAAAATTTCATAGGATTACAAGCAAGGGCATTTGGTAATGAACAAGTAAAGTATGCCACATTAAAGATATATAAAGATAGGGATTTTTTATTTGGGTTGGATCGATTAGATACTACTAAGAAAGTCTTTATATTAGAAGGTCCAATAGATAGCTTAATGATAGATAATGCTGTAGCTGTTATGAGTAGTTCTTTAAGTTCCGTTAATATATTTTCTGACTATGCTTTGGTATATGATAATCAGCCTAGAAATGCAGAAATAATTAAATTAATGAGGGCTGCTATAAAATTAAATAAGAGTATAGTTATATGGCCAGAAGATTTTCATCATAAGGATTTAAATGATGCTATATGTTCCGGTATGAGTAAATCAGAATTAATTGACATTATTAATGGAAACATATATAATGATCTTATTGCTGATTTAAAATTTAATCAATGGAGAAAATTATGAGTGATGAATCTAAAGTTATAATATGTTTTTTATTGTGTATTGCAATAGTTACGGCACTTTCAATTACTTATAATGTTATTGAAGATCAAAGACGGGCCGAGGTAAAATTAGAAATGATTAAATCTGGTTCAAATCCACTAGAAGTTGGTTGTGCATTTATCAATATGCAAAATCGGAGAATTTGCGAGAAATTATTAGAGATTAAGAAAAATGAAAAATAATGAACATCCTGGATAACGTTAACATTACAGAATTTAAGAATTTAACTGAGAGAAATATATAATGGATTCACAGACAGCAATTAAATTGTCTTATATGGAAAATGGTGCCGATGAGTTGAGTGGTGCGGATAGACTAAGACTAGCTAAAAGAATTTTTGAAATAAACAATCAAAACAAATCTACCCCTTTCTTTCTATCAAATCAAGATATAAATTTTTTAAAAATATTTGAAATATTAAATCTATCGAATAGAGAACGTGATATTATGTTCATATCGACATATTATCATATCTGTTATATTGACTATAACATCTCTATTAAGATTATGAAAGAATGTATACCTCAAGTAGCTGTAGATAGACTGCTTAAGATGTATGAAACACTAGGAAGATATGGTATGGTAAGTATGTTATTTGCAGATGGAGTTGTGGTAGAATATGAAGAATTTAAATCTAACATCCTCAAATAATATGAGAGAAAACATAACAGTAGTAAGGTTGACCAGGAACAGATTCAAGAGATCATCTGGAGCATTTGTTGAACAAGTTGAGTTAAAGGTAATAAAAAGAAAGTCTAAAGGCATATGTCAATTTGAAGAAGACTATGATGCTATTGGATCTGATACTTTAAAGTTAATAATCAACCTACATGAATATGAAGATGGTTTATATGAATTAATATTGTGTAATGTCTCACATGATTATGAGACTGGATATCCAGATTCTTGGAAATATAAACTAATACCTTATATCCAAGACAAAAGTATGATAACATATGCTCTACATCATATCCCAGAAAGGATTAATATGAAATGCCCACATTGTAACTATATTGGTGATGAATTGAATAAGAAAGATGATACTGATAACGAGATTGATACTTGTCATTTCACACTTAGTGTAACCAGTAAAACAGACGGATATCATTTAGAATTTTTGCATGATGAATACGTTTGTCCAAATTGCAACAAAACTTTTTTAGATTAAAAGGAAATGGTGATGAATTCTGAGACATTCTTAAGAATAGGTGTTGAAGAATCCCATATGAAGTTACTATATGGATCAGTAGACTACAATAAACTATTTGAGCAAGCTCATAAGAAAGTAGATAAAAGACTTAGTTGTTTGATGGAGATATATAGAATAAAATTAAACTCCATACCAGATGAGTCTTTAGTTTATGCTTTAATAGAAGATAAATTTGGACTAAAGGTAATGAAAGTTAAAGCTGAGGATATTAAGTTTAATAGATTAAACTTAATACACTTCAGTGGATCAGTACCAAGGTTGAGTGTATTATGAGCGATATGAACAATAAATTATGTGAATATTGTGGAAATAAGAAAGCAAGAATCCGATTTTGTTCCAACAAATGTAAAGACAGATATCACAACACTAGAAATCCAAGAGGATTTTTTAGACATCTTGCAGGTTCAGATTCGGGAAAGGAACATGATGCTGCTATGTCAGCAACGGAAGATGGGTGGGATGGACATAAGAATTCATTCTAAAAATAATAGATTATTAACTAAAGGAAATATAAATGATAGATGACAGTATAAAAAGGTATATTTTAAAAGTTGAACCAACTGGAAGTAATTATGTTTGTAATCCCAGAGTAACGGATACAGATAAAGATTATTTAATTCTACCAGTAGAAGGGGAATTTGACAATCTAATTGTATCATTGCAAGATGACGATTGGAAAGCTCCTAGGGGATATGAAGATTCAAATTTCATATCTCTTAAAAAACGACTAGGTGTGACTCTAATAAATTTAATTATTATCAGATCTGAAGTAGAATTCGATGCTTATGTATATGCAACAAAAATAGCTAAAGAACTCAATCTAAGAGAAAAGGATGATAGGATAAAGTTATTTGAAATAGTAAAAAGAACTTATCCTATTAGAAATACATCAATCCAAACTCAGATTGATGATACAGATCCATTTGCTAATTATAGAACTACAAATAATGAAGGATAAATTTATCAATTATTATATGAGAATTGCAGAAGAAACTGCAAATCTATCATATGCAAAAAGATTAAAAGTTGGTTGTATCATTGTTAAAGACAATAGAACAATATCTATTGGCTACAATGGATCTGCCCCTGGGGATTGTAATGATTGCGAGGATAAGTTAAAAATAGATAGATCTGATTCTGAATTGATTACAAAGATAACTGAATATATGCGCTCAAAGTATTATACATTCACTAATCATATTTTTGACTTTAAAATAGTTCCGCATATTTTTCATAACGGTGCTATAATAGATCATGTATCAATAGAACCGTACTATGATAAATTTAATAGAATTGATCATGATATCTATCTATTGAAAACAAAATCAGAAACGATTCATGCAGAACATAATGCTATATCAAAACTTTCTAAGTCACATGAAAGCTCTGAAGGTGCATCTATGTTTATTACACATGCACCTTGCATGGAATGTTGCAAGAATATTCTTATGTCAGGAATCAAAGAAGTCTATTATAAAACTGATTATAGATCATTGGAAGGAATTGACTATCTAATTTCTCATGGAGTTGTTGTTAATAAGATTTAAATGTGAGTAGCATCTTTATTATGTTCGTATAAATAATTCACCGAACAAATAATAAAGAAGGATTGAATGTGTTAAAGAGAATCATCAAAAGAGATGGATCAGAAGAAGAATTTATAGCATCAAAATTAAATAAGTGGTCACAATGGGCGGCTGAAGATTTAAATGAAAGAGTGGATTGGAGTGGAATAGTTACCGAAGCGGTCAAATCTCTTGGTGAATCTACTACATCAGAAAAATTACAATTAAAATTAATTGAACTTTGCGTTAAGAAATCTGATTGGCCACATAATAAAATGGCGGGCAAATTGTATGCCGCATTGCTGCAAAAAAAATTGTATCCAAATGGAATTCCTACTGTACAAGAACTTCATAAAAAGTTAATCAAGAAAGGCTTAATGGTTGATCTTGATTACTCTAAAGAAGATTATGAGTATATTCAGAATAATATCATCAATCACAATAATGATTTTAACTTAGCTCAATTTCAAATTAAATTTATTAATGGAAAATATTCATTAATAAATCGTTCTAGTAAGAAATCATATGAAACCCCACAGTTCACTTATATTAGAATGGCAATGGCTTTAAGTCAATCTATTAAAGTAAATCGATTAGGGCAAGTTAAAAGTTATTATGAATCATTCTCGGAGAATGCCTTAAATGCGCCTACTCCAAATTATGTTAATCTTGGTACACCTCATAAGGGCTATGCAAGTTGCTGTTTGTTTAAATCAGATGATACTATAGATTCATTAGCAATTGGGGATTATATTGCATATAAAATGACTGCCCAGTCTGCTGGACTTGGATCTATAATAAACACTAGATCCATTGGAGATAAAGTTAGAGGTGGATCAATAGAGCATCAAGGAAAGTATTTATATACTAAATCTAGGGCTGCTGCTGCCAAGGCGAATCAACAAGCTGGCCGAGGTGGTGCTGACACTGAGCATTATTCTGCATATGATCCAGAAGCCTTTATGTTTGCCAGATTGCAGAATCCTAGAACTCCAGTTGACAAGAGAAATAGAGATATTCACTTCTCAATGATTGGGAATATATTCTTATGTAAAAAAATAGCATTAGATGAAGAAATATTTACATTCACTTCATATTCTGCACCTGATCTTTGGGAAGCTATGTTTTCAAAGGATTCGAGTTTATTTGAATCTTTGTATTTAAAATATGAATCCGATGAAAAATTTAAGAAAAATTATGTAAATGCTAGAAAGTTTATTACCGAAGCAATTCAACAAAGCTATGAAGTGGGTACTCATTATTTATTGAATGCTACTGAAATGAATAGGCATACTCCAATCATTGAAAAGATTTACACTTCAAATTTGTGTGTAGCTCCAGAAACTAAAATACTTACAGATCGTGGGTATATAGAGATACATAAATTAAAAGATAAAATTGTAAATGTTTGGAATGGGGAAGAATTTTCGGAAGTAACTGTAAGAAAAACATCCGATTCAGAAGAATTAATTTCAATTATTACAGACAGTGGTCAAACAATTGACACTACTTTATATCACAAATTCTATGTAAGAAGTAATAATTATTCGGATCATAAAGAATATGAAGTTCGGGCTTGTGATCTAAATGTTGGTGATCGATTGGTAAAATTTAACCTACCAATAATTGAAGGCAGTGTAGAATTAGATAAATCTTATATTAATGGGTTTTATAGTGGGGATGGTTGCGATACAATAAATGGTCAAAGAATTTATCTATATGGACAAAAACGTAAACTTAAAGATTTGTTTGGGAATCCAAAATGGATAATTCAAGAAAAGTATGATAGGGAATACTGTCATTTTAAAGACTTACAAGAAAAATTCTTTGTTCCTGATGCATCATATAGAATAAAGGATAGATTGGATTGGCTTGCAGGTTTTGCGGATGCTGATGGTTGCATCTATAGAAATAATGGTAATCAACAATTGGTGTTGAGTTCAGTAAATTATGAGTTTTTGACTTCAATTAGTTTAATGTTACATACATTAGGAATACACAGTAAAATCAAACTGTTATATCCTGCTGGACTTCGGAGCCTTCCAGCAAATGACGGTACAAATTTAAATAAAGAATTTAATTGTAAAGATTCACATAGGTTAATTATTACTAGCAATTGTTTACAAAATCTTTTAAAGTTAGGATTCAAAACTCATAGATTACAGATTGTAAGTCATAATCCCCAGAGGGATGCTAGATGGTTTGTTAAGATTGCGGAAATAAAGGTTACTGGAAGAAAATCCGAAACCTATTGTTTTGAGGAACCAAAGAGACATCGGGGAATGTTTAATGGAATTTTAACTGGTCAATGCCAAGAAATATCTTTACATACAGAGGCTTACCAGAATATGAATGATTTATTATCTGAAAAGGATAACGGGTATGTTGTATTAAAAGATGCCGATGGTCATCATACATATCCATATTCGGAATCTGTTTATAGTAAAGCTAACAAAAAAACATTTTATGGTAATCTAACTAATGATATAATTAAGGATTATGGATTTGATGAAGTGATTCATAAGGTTCCTACTTCTGAAGTTGCATTATGTAGTCTTGCTGCTGTAGTATTACCTAATATTAAAGATGATAATCATTACCGAAAGATTGTTCGCAATGCATTATTAATGATTGATTGGTGCATTCACAATTCAAATTATCCATTAGCTCACGTAGGATGGACTGCAAAGAACCGTTTGAATGCTGGTATAGGTATGGTTGGATTAGCTACTATATTAGCACAGAAGGGATTAAAATATGATTCAATTGAGGGTAGAAATGAAATTCATAAAATTGCCGAAAGACATGCTTACATTTGCATAGAACAATCTTTACAATTGGGTATAGAACTTGGCAATGCCCCTTGGATGCACAAAACTCTTTGGCCAGATGGTTGGTTACCAATTGATACCTATAAAAAAGAAGTTGACTCTTTAGTTACTGTTGGGTTACAATATGATTGGGAAGATTTAAGATCCAGAATCATTGCTAATGGTGGGATTAGAAATTCTACATTGGTTGCTCATATGCCTACAGAATCATCTAGTAAAGCTGTTGGTCAACCGAATGGAGTATACCCAATAAGATTTTTAAATCTAAAAAAATCAGATCAATCAAATATTATTGATTGGGTTGCACCTGATTCTGATCAATTGGAAGGTAGTTATCAGATGGCTTGGGATATATCCATAGAAGATCAAATTAAATTCTATGCTGTAATTCAGAAATTTACAGATCAATCTATATCCGCAGATTTTTACAAAGATAGGACTGGAAATAATTTGCAATTAAAAACTTCTGATTTTATTAGAGATTATCTAACAATGTTTAAATATGGAATGAAATCAAGATATTATATGAATTCATTAGTAGATGTTAATGCTGAAGAAAGAAAGGCGACACAGAAGGAAGAAGTTTGTACATCGGGAACATGCGATGTTTAATTTGAATTCCGAAGATGCTAAGTTAATTGAACGGTGGGAATATGCTGTAAGGAATTATGGTGCAAAACTCACCACTCATGGATCAGGAAGATGGCGTTTATCTTTAGATCCAAAGAAAGTCTCTCAAACAAATGAATTTAAAGAAGCATTATCAAAAGCAAGGGAAATTGTAGAATGCCACAAGAATTAATTTTAAATAAAAATATATTTAATACCGAGAAAAGTGATTATAGTATCCCATCTATTTTTCTTGGGCAAGAAATGGGGTTATATGATTCAATCAACAAGCATTATCCAAAGTTATTTAATTTATATAAGCAGATGAAATCTCAAGATTGGGATGAAGCTGAATTTAGTTTTCATTCTTGCAATGCTGAATTTAAAAGCTGTGATCCAATCACTTCAGATTTGATGATTAAAACATTGGCTTGGCAGTGGTCAGCCGATAGTGTTGCTGCTAGATCTATACACACTTTAGCTGCACCATTCATAACTAGCAATGAGTTAAATGCACTATACATGAGAATTGCAGATAATGAATGCCTACACAGCCTGACTTATTCGGAAATAGTTAGATATTCATTTGACGAATCTGCTGAATTTATTTTAAATAAGATAATATCAAATCAAGAAGCATTCAGACGACTAAAAATTGTTTCAAAAGTATTCAATCAAGTTTATGAAGTTGGTCATAGATTAGCACTAGGATTAATTTTTCGGGACTCACGAGAAGCCTATGATGCAATCTTTATGTTTATTGTTGCTATGTACTGTTTAGAAAGAATTCAATTTCAGGGATCATTTGCTGTTACCTTTACTATTGCTAATACTGGTATATTTGTACCAATTGGAACTGCCATTCAAAAAATATGTCAAGATGAACTATTACATGCAAAGGCAGCAAGAACAGTTCTTGATTATGAATTATCAACTGAACGTGGATTGATGGCATTTAATCGATTGAAAGAAACTATTAACAAATTGATTGATGAAGTGGTATTGAGTGAAATTGAATGGACCACTAAATCTTTATTTGTTGGAACTGATGAAATTGTTGGATTAAACTCAGACCAACTATGTAAATATCTCTATCATGAAGCTAAAGAAGTTTATGATTTTTTTGGAATGAAACCTGGAATTGATATTACATTTCCAGATTCAAATCCACTTTGGTTCTTAGCTGATTGGATCAATATTGATAAAGTTCAGAAATCACCTCAAGAAGAAAAAACTGGTAATTATGTAGTTGGAAGTGTACTAAGGGATGATGAAGGAATTAAATTTGATTTACTAGGTATTGAATAAATTATGCCAATGACAGATAAAGAATATGAAGTATTCAAGGAACTAAAGAAATCTCTGATTGACATTGATCTTGATTTATATTATTATTGGCATGAAGATAATAAATCAATTTTTAATGGTTCCTGGATATTTGCGTTAGTATATGCTAAAGATTCCTTAGATTTAATAGAATCTACCAACACATTAAAAGACATGATTAAATTTATTAAAAAAAGAAATGGAATCTTCTAACATACGAATTGAGGTGTTATATAATGAGTAAGGGATCTAAACGTAGACCACAAGAAGTTTCAGATGAAGAATTTGAAGGGAACTGGAGTAAGATTTTTAATAAGTCATATACTGATATTATTGAAGTTCAACCAATAAATCTTACTAAAGAAGATATGTGTAATCTAATGGTTGAATTTCTAGGGGATATAGATTTATATGAATTCTTTAATAATACCAGTATAGATGAATGCATTAAAAAACTTCAGAATTTAAAAACTAAATATGATCAAGATGGATATGAATTAAGATTTAAATGTGAGTACTTCGATCACTGCAATGGCTTCATAAATGATCCAAATATAATTAGAGTAAGGAAATCGGATGAAAAGTAAAATAGAAGAATTTGTAGAGTTCTTAGCATTAATGATATTATCAGTTTTGGTAATAGTCACATCAATTATTGCATTTGTTATTACCATTATTACAATAATAATATTGTCAGCAATAGGATTAGTAGTTTATATTCTGTACTTGCTTGCGGAATATATTTGTGATATGATTAGTAAATATAAATGACTAAAGAGGATTAAAATGAAAAATGCTATTATTTAAATAAAGAAAAAGGAGATTGATATGGCTACTCGTCCTAAATTACCTTAAAGAATCTGATGTTAGCTACGCTGAGACGTGAGGTTACTTTAATTAAATGAAGAGTTGCCACTTGAGTTTTTAAAAGAAAACTTGAATAGTAAATTTAATTATGATACTATGATAGATAATATACCATCATTTATTGTCCGACATGAAATTAATAAGATGGTGGTATCCGATTTGATAAATTTGAAGAAGGTTGATTAAAATGAAAAATGCTATTACTGCCGATGACATCAAAAAGGAATTGCGTGAAAATTCTGAATTCACATATAGATTTTTACATAATAATGATTATGTAACCATTATGTATGATGCCGATTGCTATACATTCGATTCGGATGCAATTATAGAATTTATTGGAATATATTATACAGAAGAGGATTTGGATTATTCAAAGTTATTTGAACTGGAACCAAAGAAATTAATTAATAAAACTCAATATTTTCATATTGACGATATTGATTATGCTATTAGTAGATTCCTTAACATAATAAATGCACCCGATATACATGCATACCTTACTAGCTTACCACAATCAATAAAGCCATTGGATATTTTAGTAATGGATAATGGATTAGATTATTTAACTGTTCATTATGATTATCTGGATCGAATTCTTGGGGATTTTTGGAAGCTAGTGTTTAATAAAACCCTTGAAGAGACTTGGAATTCTGGTATAATTGCCGCACATGGAGATAAAGGAAGAGGGTATAAGAAAATATGGGAAGAAGCAGGAATATCTTTTAATCGGGGGATGATGTTATATCTATTAACATACACCGAAGTATTGGGTGATACTCCAAAGCATGAATCAAAAGAATGGGTAATTAATAATTATTTAAAATACCTTCCATTAATTGAAGAAGCTGAACAGAAGTATTTAGAACGGATAACTCAATGATAATCAATAATAAAAATTATAACACTGAATTACTTTTAGCCAAACTTAAAGTTGAATACGTAATTAATCAAAGTGTTACATTAGCTATTATGGAAATTCAGCGTAGATCTCATATAGCAAGAGTATTTACTAACTATAAACTATTAAAGGATGGGAATGATATTTAAATCTGAAGTAGATCCAAACATATATGTACGAGTTTTGAAAGATTCAATTTCCCCAGAAGGGGATAGGTTATTTTCAATTCATGCTCATTATCCTAGGATAATTTTAGCTGAAGTCAATACTCATAAAATGTTATGTTTAAGCGGCGACACAAAAATCGAATTTGATTTACCATGCAAAGAATTTTATAGTTATAAAATGACCTTAAAGGAATTTGTGACTAAATGGCATAATGGTGCCAAAAAAAGAAAAAGGCATTCATATGATGTAAATCTTGAAGATAGAATATACACAGCAAAAGAAATATCAAAGCTAATAAAAAAAAACGTGTCAAATATAAGATCGGCCTGTAGAAATGGTTTGTGTTTGGTTGCGAATCCACACAAAAAGAGAACTGAAGACTTTTTAATTAATGGGCTAGATTATAATAATTATCATAATAGTTATGAATCTATTGGACAGGATATTAAAAATAGATTAGAAAAAATGAAAATAAGAATTTATAACGAGGACACAAAATTAATAGAACATAGTACAGTAAAAGATTGTTTTATCTCTGGTATTAAAGAAGTTTATAAATTAACTTTAAGTAATGGGTTTACTATTAAATGTTCTAAGGATCATAGAATACTTACCGATAATGGTTGGAAATCCTTAAAGGATTTGAATATATCGGAAGATAAAGTAATAGTAAGAAAATTTGGATTATTGGAAGAAGAACTATCAGATAAATCAAAATATAAAAACATAAATGGTAAATGGGTACAATCTTTCCTTAAAAAAATCCGATCAAATATAATAAATAAACAAAATAATGTATGCTATTCTGAGAATTGTAACAATGAAATTTTGGATTTGCATCATATAATTCCAGTATATATGGATACATCAAAGGCTTTTGATGAAAGCAACATAATCGGATTGTGTGAAACTTGCCACAAATTAGCCCACAAAAAACAAGATTGGCAGGTGAGAAATTACTTACTTGGATACCCAGTTAAAATTTTAAATATTGAATATGTTGGATTAGAGGAAACTTATGATTTGGAAATAAATGGAAAATATCATAACTTTATTGCAAATGGAATAGTAGTACATAACTCAAAAAATAGTTCCTCTAGTAGAGCAGTTCCAGTCAATAATTTCCTAGAGACTATTGAATCAATGCCATTTATTCCTTCATTTCTACAGAAGAATAAATCTGGAATGCAATCTACCGAGGATTTATCGGAAGTTGAAAAGAAGAAAGTAGTTAAATTAATTAAGAATCATTTGAAGGCCACATCTAAGTTAATTAGAACCCTATCCGATAAAGAAGGATTAAATCTCCATAAACAGTTTGTCAATAGATATTCTGAAGTATTTCAGTATATGAATACAGTTATTACTGGATCAGAATGGGATTCTAAATTAGGAACATTTTTAAAATTAAGGAATCATCAGGATGCAGAGCCGCATTTCCACGAACTTGCAAAGTGTATACAATTGGCTTATAATAACAGTAAACCAGAATTGCTATTACCTGGAGAATGGCATTTACCTTTTGTTGATTCTCAAAGGGACGATAGTGGTAAGTTAATATATTCAATTTGTAATCTGGAAACTTTAACAGTTAATGAAGTAATATTAGAAGAAGCCAAGAAAATATCTGCTAGTTGTTGTGCTCAAATTTCATATAGAAAAGAAGATAATTCATTAGACAAAGCCAATGATATATTTGATCGATTGATTTATTCTGATCCAGAACACAGTTCACCATTAGAACATCAAGGTACACCAATTGATTATAATTTACTAAAGGATGATTCTAAAAAAGCATTTGATATAATTGGCATTACTCATATGGATAGATTGTATAATTTATGGTCAGCTAATTTTAAAGGTTGGGTAATGTACAGGAAAGAGTTAGAACAATTGAATGAAATTAATAGATTATCATGAATATAAAAAGAGTTCCAATAAATGAATCTGGTAGGGATTTTATTTGTGGAGATATACATGGTTGTTATAGTTTATTGTATTCTGAACTAGACATGTTAAACTTTGATGAAAGTAAAGATAGATTGTTTTGTACTGGGGATTTAGTTGACAGAGGCCCAGAATCTTTAGATGTCTTAGACATTATAGATAAATCGTGGTTTCATTCTGTATTAGGTAATCATGATTTATTTGCATGTGAATTTTATGCAAATAAAATAAATCAAAACATTAGATTGGATTATGAATCAACATATAAACTAAATGGTGGTGACTGGTTTATTTCATTGGACACAGAAACACAAAGAATAATTACAAATAAATTTAGTAAATTACCAATTGCAATTGAATTAGAATCTAAGGGTGAATTGATTGGAATCGTTCATGCAGATTGCCCATTTAATGATTGGAATATATTTAAATTTGAATTACAAGAACCCAATAGAGCCTTGATATTAGAATGTATATGGAATCGGAATAGGGTCAAAAATAAAGATCAAACTTATATTGATAATATAGATCGAGTTTATCATGGCCATACAGTATTAGAAAATGTTGAGGTGCATGGAAATAGGCATTACATAGATACTGGTGCTGTATTTTATAATAAGTTGACAATTATTGAATTGTAATAACCATTGACATTTGGATTTTATTCTATATAATAGATTTATGTTTAATTATTGAGATTCAAATATATCATGATAGAATTAGTAATCATCAGAGGCTTGCCAGGATCTGGCAAGTCAACTACAGCTAAATCCCAATTTCCAAATCATAAGCACATAGAAGCTGATCAATACTTCTTAGATGTTTGTGGAAATTATGTGTTTAAAAAAACTCAACTTCATAATGCCCATAATTGGTGTTATGAAACGGTATGTTCACTTCTTAATACTGGATATGATGTAGTTGTTAGTAATACCTTTACGACTATACATGAAATGAAACCATACTATGATTTGAGTAAAACAATTCCAAATATTGAATTAAAAATATTGACTTGTACTGGGGATTTTGGTAGCATTCATAATGTGCCAAATGATACAATTCTCAGAATGAAGAAACGATGGCAAGAACTTCCAGAAGATTGGAAATTAAATTTCAAGGCTATTCAAAATGACTAAAGAATTAATTATACGTAAAGAATCAAAACGATATCCAGGGTTATTCACTGTAAAGTATCATAATCGAGTATTTTATGATAACTTATGGAATGATGAATTGATTGAATCCAGAGGTCGAGTTGAACTGGCCGATGGAACTGTTGTAGTTAATCCATTCACAAAAGTTTTCAATAGAAATGAAAATGGAACTGATATTGATCTAATGGAACCATGTATAGCATCATATAAAATTAATGGATTTATGATTGCTGCTACATACGTACCTCAAGTGGATCAAGTAGTTTTATCCACAACTGGATCTTTAGATTCAGAATTTGTTGACATGGCTGAAGAGTTCTTTACTGATAGAATGAAAGTTATTATAAAGACTATCGGTAAAGGTCAAACTTTACTATTTGAGGTTTGTCATAAAAATGATCCACATATCATCCCAGAAGATGAAGGATTATATTTGATTGGTTGTAGAAAAGTTTCAGATAAAACTCCATACTTTTCTACTATTTTCAATGAATATTATTTAGATAATCTAGCTAGTATTTTGGGTTGTAAACGATCATCATTCATTGTGGGTAATTTTATTAATATTGCCAAGATGGTACAGTCTCCAGACTTTAAACTTGAAGGATTTGTAGTCTATGGGCAAGTTTCAAAGACAGTATTGAAATTAAAATCTCCCTATTATCTAGCTATGAAAGCTATTGCTAGGGTTAAGGATATAGA